GAACCCAGATTTAGTTGTAATGTAGTTCTTCAAAAAAGAGGAGATGCTTTTAAAACTGTAATGGCTCTCAGTTCTGTGATGAGAGGCATGACATTCTGGAGTGCAGGATCTCTTACTCTCACTCAAGACAGACCTACAGATCCTAGTTATCTTTTTAACCTATCAAATGTTACTGCTGAAGGATTTATTTATTCTGGAACGAGTTTAAAAACAAGATCTACCGTTGTATCTGTGTCTTACTTTGACATCGAAAATCAGGAATTAAACTTTGAAACTGTTGAAGATACTACTGCTAAAAATAAATACGGAATTATTCATAAAAAAATTACAGGATTTGCTACTACATCAAGGAATCAAGCAAGAAGATTAGGACGATTTGTTCTTTTTGAAGAACAAAATTCTACTGAAACTATCAGTTTTGCGACAGGATTAGCAGAGGGTGTAATTGTTAGACCAGGACAGGTTATTGAAGTAAGCGATCCAGTGAGAGCAGGACTTAGGAGAGGAGGAAGAATTAGTGCAGCAACAACAAATACCGTAACGGTAGATAATACATCTGATACTGATTTAGATGCTACAAACAGCCCAACAATCAGCGTAATAATGCCTGATGGAACGGTAAGTACCAAGAATGTAGATTCGATAAGCGGAGCAGTAATAACACTTGCTAGTGGCGAAAATTTTCAGATGAAAGATTCAAATGGAAATTTAGTTAATACAGCACCTAATATTAATAGTGTTTGGATTTTACAGAATACAACTTTACAGACTACTCAATGGAGAGTTGTAGGTATTACTGAAGATAAAGATAATTATGCAGTAACAGCAGCAGCATATAACGCAGGAAAATATGCGTTTATTGAAGATGGTTCTCCACTTCCTGTTCGTAATATTACGGTATTAAATGAACTGGTTGATTCTCCTGGTGGTGTTACTGTAACAGAAGAATTTTTTGTAGAGAATGATAAAGCTAGAACTAGATTGAATTTAGATTTTAACCCTGTTCCTAGAGCTATAGAATATGAGCTTAATTACAGATTAGATAATGGTAATTTCATAACACTTAGATCAAAAAGCACTGAATTTCAAATATTAGATTCGTTGAAGGGTGAATATATTTTTGAATTATCCAGTATAAATTCTTCACTTGAACCTTCTGCACAACCAACAACTTTTACTTTTAATGCTGTTGGAAAGACTGCTCTTCCAGGAGATGTCCAAAACTTAAGAATAGAACCAATATCAGATCAATTTGTAAGATTACGTTTTGATAAATCTATAGATCCCGATGTAATTCACGGAGGTAATGTCGTTGTTCGTAGCAGTAATTTAACAAGTGGAGCAACTTTTACTAATGCAGTTGATGTGATCCCTGCACTTCCAGGAGCTATCAACGAAACAATTGTGCCTAATATTGTAAATGGAACGTATATTTTAAAATTCCGTGATGATGGTGGAAGATTAAGTGCTGGTGAGGCTTCTATTACAATGCTTCAAACCGAACCAGATACATTACCAAAACTTACTGTTTTAGTAGATAGAGAAGATTTAGATAATCCACCATTTCAAGGAGCAAAAGATGATTGTTTCTTTTCTGATGAAGTAAACGGTTTAGTTTTAGGTTCAAAAGCATTTATAGATGATGTCGCAGATTTTGATGCAGTAGCTGACGTTGATTTTCTTGGAGCGGTTGATAAAACAGGAGCTACGTATGATTTTGCAAATACATTGGATTTAGGAGGCACTCAACCATTAAATATCAGGAGACATATTGTTTCACAGGGATTTTACCCTAATGATTTGATTGATAAGAGAACAGCTAATGTTGACACTTGGAGAGATTTTGATGGAGCTACTGCTTTTGACGTTAATGCAAGGTTATTAGTGGCTACAACACAGGGCGATCCAGATGCTACTGTAGCTGGCACTTATTCTCAAACTGCAACTACAATTACTATTACAAAATCTTCTCATGGTTATTCCGCTGGTAACTTTGTAATATTAGATTTCACAACTGGTACAACCAATGAATTAGATGGTTTTTATGAAATCAAAACTGTTCCAGATGCCAATACTTTTACTTTAACAGCAACTATTAGCCAATCAGCTAGTGGTAATTGTACTTTTAGTGCTCAATTTTCTCAATTTAATCCATTTGTTAATGGTGCTTATGTTGCAAGAGGTTTTAAATTTAAATGTGAAATGACAACAGATGACCCTGCTCAGAGTATTGAAGTGGATCAACTTGGATATACTGCTGAATTAAAAAGTAGAACGGAGACAAGTCTTGGTAATGCAGGGGCTAGTGTGGGAGGTCATATAGCTTCTGGAACGTCAACAAAATCTGTTACTTTTACAAATAGTTTCTTCACTGGACAATCTGGTACTAGCATCGCAGCTAATTCTGTTTTACCTTCTATTGGAATTACTATAGAAAAC